CGCAGGGGGATCTGATTTGAGTCATCGGAGGACAGCACACGGCTTCAGCGAATTGGTCGACGCGGCGGCGCTCGCGATTGGCGCGGCGCTGCACGACGGCGAGGGTCAGGATCCAGTGGGGACGTGGCTAACGGAGAGCATCGAAAATCAGCTCCGGCATATCGAGGCGCCGATCACGGCGTATTAATGCGGCTATCAAAGTGAAGATCATCTCGGGCATATCCTCTGCCGGGCGGCAATGGCGGTCGCGTTGCGGAAAAAGACGCATGTGCATGCTGTGGCTCGCGTATAACCTCGCAACCGGCGAGGGTCGCACCTTCGGCGATGAAGCAACGGCCTGGACTTGTGCAGCGCTGCGCGGCTGGGTGGGACTGGTGGCATGAGCACTGGAGCAATCACGCTTGCCGATATCACTTCGTCGGATTGGAGCTTGGAACTCGACAGCAACAGCACGACCGGCTTGCTCGGTAGCGGCATCGGCAATGTCGTTCAAGGCGTGGCGGACATCGAGCAGTGCTTGATCATTATTCTCACGACGCCGCTCGGCAGTGATCCGCTGCGGCCGACTTTCGGCTGTGATTTGCTCTCCTGGATCGACAAGCCCATCACGCTGGCAACGCCGGGCGTGGTGGCTGCGGTGGTGGCGGCAATTACTATCTGGGAGCCGCGGGTGCAATTGCTGTCAGTAGTGATTACTTCGGGTACGTCGGGGCAATTGATTATTGCGATCACCTGGCAGTTGAAGGCGCAAGGGGCAGGCGTAGGCAATCAGCGGCTGGTGCTCACTGTGCCGGGGGACTTGGCTTAGCTCTATCATGCCTAATCCGAGCTGGACGCCCAACAGCCTTGTCGCCCCTGGCAAGGTGATCATTGACGCCAACCAAAACGTGCAGCAGGCTTCGATCCTGACCACCGCCAGCACCGGAGCGATTCCGCCCGTATGGGCGAGCGTGGTCGGCGCAGTGACTCAGGACGGCGCAGTGACGTGGACCTGCGTGGCCGTGCTGCAAGAGGTGGCGTTGCCGACCGGGATTGTCTCGTTGCCGATTCCGAATTTCTTGACCGATGCGGACGGACTCGATCCCAATCTCGTGCTGAACGATATGGTCGCTTCGTTCCAGAACCTGACCAACCGCACGCTGTACCCGGCGCAAGTCGAGCGCCTGCTGATTGACCTCTACGCATATCGCGAGTCGCTGGTGCGCAATGCGATTCAATACGCGGCGATGCAATGCCTGCTGGCGTTCTCGTCGTATCCGATGATTGATTACCTGGGCCAACTCGTCGGTGTGACGCGGCTGGCGCCGCAGGGCGCTTCCTGTACGCTGCAATTCACGCTCGCGGCCGGTGCTCCAGCCGGCGGCTTTACGATTCCAGCCGGGACGCAAATCGGCACGCAGGACGGCGCCTTTGCTTTTGCCACGCAATCCAATCTGACTTTCACCGCCGGACAGACCAGCGGCACCGTATTTGCCGTCTGCACTACGGCGGGCACGGCGGGCAACGGCTATGCCGTCGGACAGGTGACGATTCAGCTTACGCCGAACAGCCTAATCTCGGCGGTGACGAATACCACTGTTACATCAGGTGGCGGCAATATCGAGACCGACGACCATTTGCGCCTGCGCATCCAGCAGGCGCCCAATCGCTTCAGCGTGGCCGGGCCGGTCGGCGCTTACCGCTTTTGGGCCTTGTCGGCTGATCCGTCGATAATCGACGTCTCGGTAACGACGCCAGTGCCGGGGACGGTCGACGTATGGGTACTGACCGGGCCAGTGGTGCAGCCGGCGGCGGCGCCCAACAGCGCAGGAGTGGCTTCGAGCGCATTGCTGAATACGGTTGCCGGGATCGTCAATTCACAATCGATTCGGCCGCTGACGGACACCGTGAATGTGCTGGCGGTGCATGAAGTGGACTATCAGGTAGTTGGCACGGTGACGCTTTATTCGGACGCCGATCCGGCGACGACCATGAGCGCGGCGAATGCGGCGGCGCTGCAATTGGCGCAAAGCAACGCGGGGCGGATTCAAAGAGACATAGTGCCGGAAGAGTTCATCGCTGCGATTGGTTCGGCGCCGGGCGTTTATCGGGTGGTGCTGAGTCAGCCGACGTATCAGCAATTGAGCGCAGGGGCGTGGGCGAATTGCACTGCGATTACGCTGACACAGGTAGTGGGAGCGGAGCATAGCTGATGGCCGGCCTCACCCTCCAGCCGTCGCTTGCCAGGGACCTGCGTTCGCAAGCGCATCTCGGGCTGATCGAACGCATCGGCGATATCGACTTGTTGCCTATCCTGGTCTACCGGATAGCATCGCTGGTCGACTCTGCCGTGCTGGCGATGGCTTGGCAGTGGGATGTCCTCAATCCTTTGCTGCTGCCGGACGTGTCGCAAATCGTCACGCTAAGCTACGCGCAGTGGGACCAAATCGCCAATCTTGACGCGCTCCAGCAACTCGACCTGCTTCAGTACCAGACGACGCTTGAAGGCTCGCCGCCGCTGGAGGTGCTTTACGCGCAATACCGCGCGCTGATCCTGTTGAGCACGTCGCTGCATTCGACGCTTGGCACAGTGGGCGCGCTCAAAAACGGCCTAGCCGGGCTGGGCTACGCCAACGCTGTGATTCAGGAAGGTCAGCAAAGCTGGGGCGGAACAAGCTGGCCATCAAGTCAAGGCTGGGCAGTGTTCCGCGTTCTGATCGACCTGGTGACGGTGCCTCCGGACACCGACATCACGGGACTGGCGCGGCGGATGGCGGCGATTTGCAATTACTGGAAGCCGGCGCGATGCATTCTCGACAGCATTCAGTTCCAATGGCATTTGCAGGACATGGTTATTCCAGCGCCGCGCGACTTCCTCGGCTGGCATGACATGGTTGCTCCGGCGCCGCACGATTTCATCGTGGCGCCGTTCTGGCCGCTGAGCGATCAGAAGGTCATCACACCGCTGCATAACCTGCGTTATTACCATACCGGCACGCGTCACGGGCAGAACGAACCGCACGTCGCCGACGGGCCGGTAATAGTCAATGGAGTAGTAGTTAGCACGAAAGAGTAAAGAAGAAAGCGTTCAGCAATCAGCTTTCAGCCAGAAAAGATCTTGATCTGGCTGATAGCTGACGCCTGACAGCTTTCTTGGAGTGTTCCAATGAGAGGCAGAGTTACCTTATCGCGCAACGGCATATTGCTTTTCGAGCGCGACAACCTGGTAGTCAATGCCGGACTCACGGCGCTGGCTAATCTGCTGGGCGCAAACCCGGCCGGCCAATGTGTCTCCGTGGTCGGCTTTGGCTCAGGCAATGCCACGCCAGCACCGACGGACACCGGGCTCAGTGCCAATCCCGCCTACTACAACGCGGTCGGCGCGATCACCATCGGTCCCGGCGGCGGCGTGGCGGCGGGCAGCGTGCAATTCGCCTATCAGCTCGTTTTGACTGACTATGCGGCGAATCCATTGACGATTCAGGAGCTGGGGCTCTTCGGCAATATCGGCAGTGCGACGTTCCCGGCAGCCGTAGGCACTGCGAATCCGTCATGGGCGGCGACGACTGCGTACACCGTCGGCAATCTGATTGTAGACTCGAACGGGAATATCCAGCGCTGCACTAACGCTGGGACTTCGGGCGCTTCGCATCCGACTTGGGCGACCACGATTGGCGCAACCACCACCGACAATACCGCAGTGTGGACGTTGACGGCAAAGAGCACTGCGCCACTACCGATGATTGCTCATGTGGTGGTGCCCAGCTTCCCTTATACAGGGGGAGGCAGTTATAGTGGCACGTGGACCGTAAGCATGTAGTTAGCGATCAGCAACTAGCAGTTATGAGACAAATTGACATTATGGGCATGCGACTCGGGCGACGGGTTATGCTGTATCTCGCAGAGCGGCGAGATAAGCAAGCCTGCTGGCGGACCGTTGCGACTGCCGAGAACAAAAGGAGCAGATGGAGTGATCAGAAACCCGCGCCGTACCCGTTTTCGTGCGGGGGGGATACGCACTTCAGGCCGGCGCGGTGACGCCAGGTATTAAGACAGGAAGGATCGCCCCGGCGTTAAGCAAATTTTCTCAATGTAATGGATCGCACTCAAGCAATAAGTCAGTTGCGAACTGTTACGCGCGAAACAAAATATGGCAATTCCAGGGAAGAAGGAGACATTATGTCATCTGTAACCAGCGTAACGATTGCTTTGGCCTTGGCGGCAGAGATGGCGAAGAGCCATCAGCCGAATGACGACTCGGCCACCGGCGCGTGGCGCAGTGACGCGCTCCAGCAAGCTGAATCGCCGATTCCGGCCCCGGATATTACCGCGGTGTGGGTATCGGGAATGCCTGAAACAGTCGCCTTCCCCGATATGCTGGCATGGGACATGAATACTACGCCCGGCAATCAAACCACGCTGGTCGACGCGAATGCTATCGGCTGCTCGCTGGCCTATCTGTCGCTCTGCTGCAAGCACGGCATGGACTTGAACGACATTGCGAGCCAGGTGCAGCAGGACAATTACCTCGTGCTTGCGTCGATGCCCAATGCGCCGACCTGGGACGAGTTCATACAGGCGATGCGGGATGCCGGTTGGCCGCCATCCAATGATCCATGCGGCGCCTGGCTGTCACAATAATCCTGGAGGGGGGCAAGTGATGATGAGAATATCACGGTTGATTGGCGGCTATTTGATAGCGGCGCTGATGGCTTCCTCGGCGCATGCGGCGGTTATCGATGTTTGTTTCGATCCGCGGGTGAATAATTGGTTCGATTCCAAGGTGCAATTTTTCTCAGGCATCGCGGCGATTTATCCGGGCGGAACGATCCTCCCCAGCAACGAGCCGATCGACTGCGGCGCAATCGCGGCGCCGCGTATCGGGAAGCTCTTCCTCAATGGCGGATTCGTCAATCGATTTCCGCTGTCGGGACCGACTGACAATGCAGCAGTGCAGTTCTACTTCCGCATGGGCAGGCAAGCCTTTTCGGCCGCAGGGGTGGTGCAGACCGTGGACGAAGGACAATCGTACTACATGGCGATCACCGGATCGGTCAATGGCGCAGCTCAGGTCGGCGGACAAGTGACGATCACCAACCTCGATCCAACGGCGCTGGTGTTCCAGGTGGAATATCCGCAGTAGCAACTTTCTCTGGAGAAAGTTTCTTGAGTAGAAAACGACAATGCCTAACCCTACCGCCAGTAATTACCTTCAGGCCAACCTCTCGTATGTATGGACTGATGGCGACGTGTACGAAATTGCCCAGACCGACCAGCAGGAAGGAGGGCCGGCCACCGGCGCTTCCTTCAACGGGTTGGGCGTGGACAATCAGCCTCATCAGATTTTGCTCAACAAAATCCAGTACACGCACGCCAAGCAGCTTGTTGACGAGACTAACATCTCAATCCTGCAAGCCTTCATGGCGCTGTTCGTTTGCAAAATGGGGGTCAACGGCTATATCGGACTGGGAGCGCAGGACCTCAGTTTGGGGCAGGTGCAGCCGTTCATTCAGTGGGGCACGATCAATCTGGTCGGTGCGGGCGGTCCGCAGGAACTGATTACGCAGTGGAAGTTTACGTTCAATTTCCCAATGGCGTTTCCCAATGCGATTTATGCGCTGGCGCCGTATTGGCAGGCGAACACCTCACACGACCAGGATCCGTCGGCGACGCAATCGCTCGCCGCAGCGCAATCGTCATGGGTGCTGGAAGCCATGACCCCGCTGCAAAAGCAGACTAACAGCATTCTGGTGTCGCCCCCGCAACTACGGGCGCCGACGATTCCACCAAATCCGATTGAGGTGGCGCTGAGTCCGTCGGATGACGGCATAACCGGCATCGGCTGGATTGCGATTGGGTATTGATGATGAAGCCCTGCGGCTTAAAAGTCCCTCTCCCTATCAAGGAGAGGGATCAAGGGAGAGGGACATTATTCCCAATGCTAAGAATCTTTGCCCGCGTGCTGCGCACGCTGAATAAGGTCCCTCACCTGGCGCTTCGCGCCACCCTCTCCCGTCTGGGAGAGGGAACCTTGGCGTTCGCCGTTACTGCACTGTGTTGCTATGCTACCGCGTATGCGCAATACAACCCGATCCCCAACTACGGGACCGGCGGAGCTGTCATCTCGGATAATCCTTCGGGGGCTGGTTATTATTTTCGCCATGCGCTCAACGCCAAGCTAAGCGGCGGCGATACCATCTCGCCACAGCTCGTGCACCTTAATTTCGCGGCGCTCCCGGCTACAGTGACCAATGGACAGATGTTCTATATCGATGACGGGGCGTCAGGGTCGCCGTGCCGGGGCGGCGGCCATGGCGCGATTGCAATGGGAGTAAGCGGCCGCTGGGCATGCGGCAATATCGCATCACAGGTCCAGAACGTGCTCGGATATGGGGCGCAGGGCGATTGCGCCACCACAGACGACGCGGCGATTCAGGCGGCGCTTGATGCAACTCCGAACAATACCAATGACGGCACTACTCCGGTCTATCTGCCGGCGACAGTGGGAATCAGCGATGGCCTGACCGACAAGTGCTATCTGCTGAGCAAGCCACTGGTGCTGACCCATGGCAGCATTAATATGTATGGGGACGGCCGCGAGCAGACTTTTATTGGCGCGAATTATTATGGGCCGGTGCTGCTGGCGGGCACTGATACGCTGAGCCTGGGCGCGTCGCTGCTCTCGGGCGGCGGCAATTCGATCAATCTGACCGGTACGCCATTCCTTGAACTCTCGATGCTGCTGCGCAACCGCCTCAATGGCCAGGGGACATTCTCGATTGAGTTCGAGCTTAGTGTGCCGGCATCGCCATCGAACAGCGTGATTCTGCAGAGTGCATACGACTGGCCTTATCAGAACTATGCGCGCGCCGGACTGACCGACGTGGGCGCAGTTGCAATCAACTATCAGTGGATCAATCCACATCTCAGCATGACGGCGACGCTCAGCACCAGCGGCGCCGTCACGATCAACACTGCCAACAATTCGATGGGCGCGGGCAATCATGCAGTGGGCTTTTATTACGATGGCGCCCATCTGTGGGGCTGCGTGGACGGCACGGCGACCACTCCAGTGGCGGCTACCGGGAGCTGGGTGCAGAGCAAATGGGAGTCAATTACGCTACCCGATATGTTCGGCAATGGCGCGATTACCTGGCCGGACGGCGCCGGCGGGGCCGGGGTGACGAACGACAGCTTCAGCGGCGCGCTCGATAATCTACGCATCTCGACAATCGCGCGCGCCTCCAGCGGCACTTGTCCGGCGATCCCTTCATCGAAATTCACTTATGACTCGGCCACCGCGTTATTGCTCAAGGGGCTGAGTTGCGCTGACGGTGCTCAATACTGTCTGGAGAACGGCACCGGGCAATACGCGGTCTATGCGCAGAGCAACATCTCGCCGAGCGGCACCTATCCGACCGCAGGCAACCCGGTCTGGTTCCCGGTGCTGGGCCAGCATGGCTCGATTGCGCCTCATCTGTATGTGCATGATATGGCGCTGGGCTGGAACTGGTGGACGCAAGGCGCTTATATCCTCAATGCCTCATGGTCGCAATTCGAGCGGCTCGCGGGACTCGGCGAGCATAACGGGTTCAATCTCTACTACAGCGACTATGAATCGACGATCCGCGAGACCCGCTTCATGGCGCCGAATCATAACGGCTATCAGGCATATGAGTTCGGCTATGTCAGCAATACTCAGAACGCAGAGAACCTGACCGCGGAGCAGGCTTTCGTCTGCTTCAATCTGGAATCGGCGCAGACCGGCTTCGAAGAAAAAAGCGGCCATTGCCTGGTCAACGGCGAGACCGCCATCGGCTGGCTGATTGATTATGCAACTGGCACGCTGCTCGATCCGTTCCTTGACCAGGAAGTCCCGGACGCGATGCTGGCGCCGATCTATTATCGCGGGGCGGCGGGCGAAGGAGCGCTGACGCTGGTCAATGGCAATCTCGACACATACGGCGGAGCGCCGTTTATCGTGCATGACGCGGCGGGCGCCGGACCGATTCAGGCGATTGGCACCCTGTTCAATAATTTCGGCGAAGACCAGCCGGCAAGCGCGATCATCCAGTTTCCCGGCTATCAGGGCTGGGGCAATCTGGCCGGCACGGTATGGCAGGGGCAATCCAGCATTGCGCTAGCACCGCATATCGCAAGCGCTCCGGGGACATGCACCGGATCGGGCGGCGACACCAATTGCGCCAAATTCATGATTCCGAACGTAAGCCAGTTCAGCATCAACGCGCCCTGCACCTTGAGCGGCACTGTATGGTCGTGCGCCAATCCCGACAGCGCAGGAACGGGGACAGTGCTGGGGGTGAATTTCTACGGGGCACATGGAACGTTCAACGCAGGCGCGACTTTCGCCAATACCTACTCGCTGTTCACCGGGCAGCTTTATTTGCTCAAGGGGACGAATCCGATTGGGTTTTTTGCCGACGGCGGCTTTGAGCTGTCGATACCAGGGGTAAGTCCGGCGATGGATTACTATGTCGCGTCGACCAACGTCGGCAACTATGTGATTGACGCTATAGCCCCATCGTCGGGCTTTTACAATTTCACGCTGAGCTATGGGCATTCGAGCTGCTGTGGCACCGCAGCCGGCATCATCACGCCGTCGAACGTGCCGACGAATCAACTGCCGCTTGCGGTGGACGTGCTCCAGGACGTGACGTTTGCCGACGCGCATATCCCACTCAGCAACGAAGTGGGCAATGCGCACATCGAGTGGACCGGGCGGCCGCCAGACATGGATGCATCATTGACGCTGGGGCCGATTATTGGTCAACAGGAACGCTACATTCCGTAATGTCTGATTTACAGATCGCCCTCGTCGGCGCCAAGGAGTTGACGGAGCTGTTGAAGACTGCAGGTCGAAGCGTCGATAACCAGCGCGGTGGCCGCGCTGATCCAGAAGTGAGAATGAAAATATGAGACTATCATCACCCGACCAGATCAAGACCATCACGCTCGGCGACGGCACGGTTGCCACTATTCGCCGTCCGCGCGGGCGCGACCTGATACGCGCTCAGCAAGTGGCCGGCGACGACAACAAGTTCAAGTTTACCTGCGCGATGTTGGCCCAAGTGACCATGCTCGGCGGCGAGCCTTGCGTGATGGAAGACATCATGGAGTTGTGGGCGTCGGATATCGACCTGCTGTCGAAAGCGGCGGCTGAAGATTTTTTATTATCTCCCGCACCGTCTTCGCCCTCCTTATCGAATGGGGCTTCCGTTATTCCGAACTCCTAGCGATGCCGCTGCCAGAGATTGCGCAGTGGTGCGAGACGATCACGTCGATTCAACGCGAGCGGGCGGAAAACTGAGGGTTTTAAATGGCGCCGATGGATCATAGCACGTCCAGATGCCCCTGCTGCGGCCTGCCGCACGAGCGGCTGCCAGTGTTTGCCACAGTGGACGGAAAAAAAGTGAATCTCTGGTATATCTGCCCGGAGTTTGGGCAGCGCGTGCGGGTCCCTATCGCCGTGGAGGACGAATCCAAGGAGCGGGGCAATTAACGAAGAAGCAATCAGCCCAGCAGGCGGCGGTTGAGACGCGTACACCAGCGGGTGGCCCAATGACGTTCCATCCAAGCCAGGTCTTTTTCACGGCGGGCGCGGATACCTTCTGCTCGGCGGTTGCCTTCGGCCCAGGCTTGCCTGAATTGAGGCGCAGCTTCGCAGCAGCCGGCGATGAATTGCGGAACGGCGAAAGTCGCAAACCACTACAGCAGGCGCGCGGCGAAGATAACCAGAGCCAGAGCGATGCAGGCGAGCAGGATGAGCAGTCCGAGCGCGATGTCGGTCGCCATGCCGTTGATGAAAGGAGTCATGCCCCAAGGTACTGCTAACGATGCCTGAACTCAAGTTTGCTGTTC